ACTGACGCCGTTAAACGCTGGAGCAGAGCCGGAAAGACTAAGAAGTTGAGAGTCGATCACACCGCTCAAACCACCAGCAGAAACTCTAAATAAATTAGAAGAGTAATCTACATTTACACCGCTCACACCGCTTATAGTAATCGTTTCTGTATCTTGTATTGTGTCGGCGGCAGATAATCCATCGGTAACATTGAAGCTATAAAAAGAAGCGTCACCTCCGGTAATTATATTTCCGCTAACATAAAGATCTTGTATGTGCGCGTTCCACCTGTAGTCACCAGAACCAAGGCTGAACACACCGCCTGATTCATAGGGTAAAATGTCGCCAGAAACAGCAAGTTTTTCTGACCCCCTAAAACCAGAGGCACCAATAGCAAGTTGTAAGCTTTTTAGGTCGCCGTAAAGAAGAGGTGGGCCATCTATGCCATCAACTAAATCGTCGCAATCTCCGCTGGCTTGAGGGTATACACCTAGATAAAACTTAAATTCGCCATCACTAGGGGCAGCATATCCAGCGCCGTGACCAATTGCTATGTTAAAATTGCCATTTTTATTTCCCATTAAGGAGAAATTTCCAAGACCTAGATTTCCAGACCCTGTACTTGTACTACCAAGAGAATTTACACCGACCGCTACATTGTCACTACCAAGAGAAGCGCAGGAAAGTGAATGTGACCCTATGGCGGTATTTCTTAGTCCGGTAAAACTTAGCTGGAGAGAAGCAAACCCATAGGCAGAGTTATCCTGACTGACAAAGCCATTAACACCTTTTCTCGCAAGAGATCTGTTGCCTGCGAAGGTAGTTCTTGAATCTTCTGTTCCAAAGTTTAGAGAATTTAAGTAGATATTGTTATTAAAACTGACTATAGAATCAGCAAGGTTAAAGAAACTGGTTCTTAAATCAGCTGCTGATATTTCTCTTGTTGAGTTATCTGGTAAAGTTGATTCTATAAAACTATTAAATTCTGGCCTTGTTAGCTGCGCCATTTCTTATACCCTATTTAAACTGAATTCTTAGTTGACCGGCATCAAATTTCAAAGAATCTCCTTTAAATACGTATCTAGGATTATCTAATTCTGACTGCATTAAAAGATCTCCAGACCCCCAAACTCCAGAACTACAAATAGCAATACCGGAAACCCAACCCCACTCTGTTAAGGCGGTTCCAAAATATATAGTATTACAGTTTTTTATGAACCCGCTTCCAGCTGCAAATTCTTCGTCTGTTGAAAACTTCCAAGTAGAATTACCAACTAAAGAAGGATCACCAAGATCAACCCTGCGATAACCGGTATCAGTATCACCTTCATCTTTAGGAAGCTCCATAAGAAAACTACCCGTGACAAGATTTTGCGCAGAGCCTGACTCGACTGGCACACCACTAGTTAAAGCAATAGCCATTCCTTGAGGTTTTAAGAAACTATGACCCCTAAAAACGTGGTTTAGCAAACCAGATTCTAGGTAATCAGACATATTAGCCATTTTATACTCCTTGAATAAATCCTAGATATACATGTATGTAATATTATACACATTTCTAGGCAGATATTATATAAAAAGAAAGGTGGCTCAATTGAACCACCTTTCTAGAATAATATATAACTAATAATGAATATTAGAAGCTGCCGAGGATAACTCTACGGTTATCGAGGACGCCGAATCCAAGTTCAGCAAAACCATACCAGCCAGCGCGCTGTTGACGATGCATGGTTGGATCTTCGTGAACAGAGATCTCTTGCTTCATTGGCATGACAAAGCTATCGTTAGCGCTTTGATCCAAGCCAACAACTAGCTCAAGGTCGCTACCTTGAACAGATCCACCAAGACCAGTCGTGAAGAAGTCTTGATACTCTTGACCTTCGCCAAGCTCATCAAGGTCATGAAGACTCACGCCAAAGATGTTGGTGATAGGAGCGCCATCGCCACCCGCATTGTAGATCTGAGTTCTAACAGCGTCAGAAACTTGATCAAACCCCCAGTTGCGAACATCTTCAAGAGCTTCTGGCGAAACGTAAAGATCGGTCAAGCGACCACGATTAGCTGAACCAGTGTTGCCACCAGCATTACGACGCATAACGGTTTGAAGCAAGCTAACAAGTCTCTTCGAGAACATACCTGCGGTTGCGTCAGCGTCATAAACCAAGATGTTACGATCAACACCGGCAGCAAGAATGGTGTGCCATCCGTCGTCATTCATCTTCTTGGTGAAGCCAGCTTCCATAACTTGCATAGCGCGACCAACAATATCCCAACGAGCTTCGCGAGCATAGCGCAACAAGAAGTCGATGCTGCTTGTGATGCTGTAGGTTGGAATCATGACGTAATCGCTCTCGACCGCACGCTCAGGAATACGACCGTGACCGGGATTGGTGTAAGCTACATGCTCACCTTCAAGTCCGGGACTGATGAGATCCAAAGGATACTCAGTGCTTCCGCCGGGTTCTACATTAATTTTCTCGAAAATATTACCAAGAATATTTCCAACCAAAACACCCTTACGGAGTGGTGTTTCAAGTGCTACGGCAAATTCTCTTTGAGCAGCCATAGCTGTCTCAAGGTTTCCATCGCCGGATTGACGAAGAACGCTAAGAAATTCTTCGCTAGGTCTTTCTTTATATGACATTGTATTTATCTCCTTTTGATAGAATTAAGCGCCGTGGTTAGGAAGGTTTACATAAACTTTAGCATAGCCGTCTGCATCTTTCGATGACATGAAACGACCGATAGCCAAGTTTCCAGAGCCAGTTGCATCGCTCGCATAATTGCTAATAGCGCCAGCGCTGCTGTTAGATGCATATGCAACATCTCCGGGGCCGGGAGCGCCTTCGACATTACTTGTTACAACCCAGCCACGAGTAAGGACGGTAACTTTACCACCTTTTTGAACTTCATCTTTATATTGATTAAGGTGAGTTCTAGTGAGATCCTTGTTAACAACATCATTAAGAAGGATGCCTACCGGGATACCAGTTGTTGCGGCAGCTTGGTAAGAAACCAAGTTTCCGCCTTGATCCATAGCAGCGCCAGAAGCGCTTTCTTGAGCGAGACATACAACCCCGCCACGAGAAACAGGAACATCATTATAGAAAAAGCTGATGTCTGTTGATTCTTCGTATCTATCTGCTTTAAGAGCCATAGTTTAATCTCCTATAATTACGATTTTTTATTAAGTACGTTGGTTTCAAGCCAGTTAGAGATACTAGCTCTTGTTGATTCTACTTCATCAACTTCTGGAGTAGCTTCTACCAAAGTTGCTTCTGAAGTTTCTACGTCCTCAAGAAGTTCTGGAGTAACTTCAGCTTCAGCTTCTTCTTCATCAGCCTTTGCTTCTTTCTCTTTTTTCTTCTTTTCGATTGCTTCCTTTACTTCAGGAGGCATACCAGCTTCAGCTTCTTTTTTAGCTTTTTCTTTCTTGCCGTACATAGCGACAACAGAATCAAAAGCTTCGTCAGCAAGACCGTCGAAAGCAGCAAGAGCTGCGTCTACATCATCTTGATCGAATCCAGCTTCCACTAGAGCAGCTTTACGCTTCTCCATCTTTTCCTTCTTTTTCATTTCTTCCATATGCTCTTTAGCAGATGTAAGCTCTTCTTGCGATTTAGCAAGAGCGTCTTCAAGTTCAGCAACGCGAGCCTGTGTACTCTTGATGCTTTCCTCAAGTTCTGCAATGCTTGCATCTTTTTCTTCCACTGTGGCCTCAAAAGCTTCTACCTTGGAAGCAAATTCTTTATCTTTTGCTTCTTCGATTTGAGCTTTAATTGCCTCATTCTCCGCTTTAGCTGAAGCAAGTTGGGCCTGCACATCAGCCAATTGCTTCTCTAAAAGATTCTCAGACATTTTTAAATCTCCTATGTCAAGATTAAAATCGTTATCTACAGTAAATGCAACACTTTTAAGAATAACACTACGTGGGTTAGCAGGCTTGGACACCAAACCTTTACCTGAAAAAGAAATGTTTTTCAATGCTCTACCCACTTTATATCCCTCATACTCTCCGCTTCCGCCATATGCTCTAAGATGTTTTGTTAAAAATGAAGACTCTTCATCTCTAGCTAAAACCTTCCTAGCTCCATTCTCATTCGATAAAGCATAATCAAATCCAGCAAAAAGACATTCCATAGAAACGTACCACTTGCCTTCTTCGATCTCTGCAATAATCTGCTCCATCCTTTCTTTATTTTCGCTGTTTGTCCAGCTATTATATAGAACGGCTTGAGTGATTATATCGAAATCTTCTGGCATCGGGGAATCATTAGAAACCGCTTTGCCGTCTTTTGATAGCACATAGCTACCGGTAATATGACCGATGATGTCATTCTCATCGTGCATAAAATTAAATTGCTTGTCTTCTGGTGTGTTTCTTGCAGCCCAAGTCGCCTCCGGCATAAACACATCATCATTTTTGTTCCAACCGCAAGAAACTAAAACAGACTCTAAGTAATATAGGTCTATCTGATCTTTATTTTCTGCAATTGCTTTTGCAATGACCTCTTCTGGTGCGTCGGACTTTACACTAGCTTCAGAGCAGTACGCAACACTGGCTGTACTTTTAACAAGCTCGCCAATGCCGTCGTTTATTTCGTTTTGGAATATTTTTATAGTCATGTATCACCTCTAACAATTATACACGAAAAAAAATTTTTTATTAAATTATGAGAATTAACTATCTAAAAAGTACTCTACATACGCTGAAATGGCATGTCTTTTGTAATCCTCTATACTCATATTTTCTGGATTAATTTTACCAGAATTAAGAATATTTGAAAATTCTTGAGGCATCCTTTTATTAGACGCGACCGTTTTGCAGATATCGTCTTCAGAAATGTCCGACATAGCCTCTGTGCTTAAAAGAACGTGTAGTTTAAGCCTTTCAAGCTCTCTGACTTGAGATTTTGTTAGACCTCTCATGTTTTTCTTTTTGTGAATACCTAGATAAGCGCTGTTTAATGTAGCTGATATTTTGTCAAATGTATTATTCGTCCAAACTAAAAATTCAGCAACTCCGGGCTTAGACTTTGGCGTATCTACTCTTTTCTTTCTAGGTTCTTCGTCAAGTTTGTTGACTGGCCTGCCGTTTGGATTAACCGGTTTTTGTTTTTCCTTTTTTTCTGCCACTTTTTCATTAATCTTAGCCTGCTTGTCCATTTTTTCCATTTCAAATTCCTTATTTGGGTTGTGGAATGGACTTGCTTTTTCTGGCATATTGTCTTTGCTTCTATCTTTATCCTCTCTCTTTAATCTCATCTTTTCAACGCCGGGAACTTCTTTAAATCTCTCAAGCACTGTTTCATGAGAAATTATATCGCGATCCGCAAGCTGAATAAGAAGATTTTTTTCCGTTGCTTCATCGGATAGGCTCATTTGGTCATATACAATGTGTGGAGACTTTCTAAATCCCATAGCCTTTCTGACAATCTCGCACTCCTGCTCCCAAAACTTGGTAAGCTGGTCTCTTCCGTACTGTAGTCTTTCTACTAGTGTTTTTAATGATATAAAATTGTTCGTAAATCCGCCGCCATTTCCGGCTATGCCCGTTAAGGTTGGAGGAACACCTAGACCAGCATAAATACTATTCAAAACAGAATTATATTTTTCTGAGCCTAAGAATTTGTACACCTGACTATTGGACTCAGTGTATGTAAGCTCTGGACCCCAAACTAACTCCATAGTTCCTCCACCAACGTTGCTGGCAAGAATATCCCTAAGTTTATTGATAGCCGCTTTATTTGGTAGAATCTTGTGGTCTAAATTACCAAGTGTCCAAAGCCTAATATTAGAAATAGCTCCGTCAAGAGCAGATAGGTCAGCGAGTCTCATTTTTTCTAGCATTATAATATCATCAAGAATTGCGTAGATCAAAGGATTTGCCCAGTTTGT